TGAAATAAAGAACTTGAAGCTTGCCAACCAACTATTGAAGTTAAAGAGAGTTAAGAAAATGGAGCGAGAAGAAAAAATGGCAATGCAAAAACAGGCTATGATTTCTCAGCAACAATTGAAGTCTCAAGAGTTGGCAATGCAAACTGCAATGCAAAAAATTCAAGGAGAGTTACAGGGCAAGATGCAGCTAAAGCAAATGGAGTCTCAATTAGATATGCAGTTTATGCAAGCAGAGGCTCAATTGAAATCACAATTAATGGCTGAGGAGTTTAATTACAATTTGAAGTTATCCCAAATGCAGGGTATTCAATTGTCAAGTCGTGAGCAAGAAAAAGAAGATGCCAAGAATAAAAGGATAAACATTCAGAACAGTCAACAATCAAAATTGATTCAACAAAGGAAGAATAATTTACCTCCGGTAAACTTTGAATCTAATGAGGATAGTCTTGATGGGTTTGACTTTGCTGAATTTGAACCCCGATAATAATAAAATATGTTTATTTTTGTAAAAATTAAATAAAATCAAGTGCAATATACAGTAAGACTATTAGACGGAGTACAAGATAAGAGCGTTGCTCAAGTTGAGCAAGAACTACTTGATAAGCATGAGCAAGAGCAATCGGGACAAGAACCCCAAGTTATAGAAACTCAGGTTCAAGAACCACAAGTAATAGAGCCTGAAGAATTAGACGAGCAAAAAGTTCTTTCATATATTGGCAAGAGGTATAACAAGCAGATTAACTCTTTTGAAGAGTTAATGGCAGAACGAAAAGAGTCAGAAGAACTTCCGGAAGATGTTTCTGCATTTTTGAAATACAAAAAGGAAACAGGAAGAGGTATTGATGATTTCCTTAGATTAAGGAAAGACTTTGATTCAATGGATAGTGAACAGCTTGTTAAGGAATATTTGTCGTCTACTCAAGAAGGTCTTGATGACGAGGACATTGACTCTTTAATGGATGATTATAGGTATGACGAAGACCTTGACGATGAGTCAAGTATTAAGAAGACCAAGATAGCAAAAAAGAAAATTATTAACGAAGCAAAGAAATACTTCAATTCTCAAAAAGAGAAATACAAACTACCCCTTGAGTCGAGTGCGGTAGGGCTTTCTAAAGAAGATGAAGAAGAGTTTAATGCTTATCGTGAATACACAAAGCAAGCAAAGACAATTACCGAAGAGAATAACCGTAAGCGTCAATGGTTTGACCAAAAGACAGATGAAGTGTTTAGCAAAGAGTTCAAAGGTTTTGAGTTTGATGTTAATAGCAAAAAAATTACGTTTATTCCGGGAGAGGCTACTGAACTTAAAAAAGTACAATCAACTCCACAAAACTTCATTGGGAAGTTTTTAGATGAGAGCGGACTAATGAAAGATGCAGTTGGTTATCATAAGTCTTTAGCAGTTGCAATGAATCCGGAGAAGTTTGCGAAATTCTTTTACGAACAAGGATTAGCAGATGCAACTGAAGGTACTCTTAGAGGCATAAAGAATATCAATATGTCCGAAAGAAAAGCCCCTCAGTTTTCAAAGCCCACAGATGGCATTCAGGTAAAAGCGGTAAACCCTGATTCCGGTAAAAGTTTAAAAATCCGAAGTATAAAACGTATTTAACACATTAAAAATTAAAAAATGGCAAGTGCTTTATTATCATCGCCAACGTACGCCCTACAACCCTCAGCGGAGCAGGTGGCGTTGCAAACAAATTATATTACCAACTTCAACTTCTTGAATCAGTATCTACCCGATACTTATGAGAAAGAATTTGAGCGTTATGGTAATAGGACTATCGCTTCTTTCTTGAGAATGGTGGGGGCTGAAATGCCATCAAATTCTGACCAAATCAAATGGGCAGAACAAGGTCGTTTGCACATTAAGTACACAAGCTGTACTTCAGGAGCAGCAGCAGCATCTTCAACAGCTACATTTACTGTAGCAGATAGCGGTGTTACATACATTGCAATCCGTGTTGGACAGACTTTGATGATTCAGAACAACAGTTCAGGCGTATTCAACAAGGCAATTGTTACAGCAGTTCCTTCTGCAACCACATTTACCGTTGCTTACTACGAAACAGGCGGACAAGCCTTTGCCGTATCAACAGCTTGTACCGTATTCATTTATGGTTCTGAGTTCAAGAAGGGTACAAATGGTATGGTTGGTTCATTGGAAGCAGAAGACGACATCTATTCTAACTCACCAATCATCATCAAGGACAAGTACGCAGTAAACGGTTCTGACATGGCTCAAATCGGTTGGGTTGAAGTTACTACCGAGAATGGTGCTACCGGGTACTTATGGTATTTGAAATCTGAGCATGAGACTCGCCTTCGTTTTGAGGACTACCTTGAGACTGCAATGATTGAGGCAGTTCCGGCAGCTTCATCTTCTGGTGCATTGGCAGCAGGTATGAAGGGTTCTGAAGGAATCTTCTACGTTGTAAACGCACGTGGAAACGTATGGGGCGGTGGAACACCAACAGCACTTACTGATTGGGATACAATCGTATCTCGTTTGGATAAGCAAGGTGCAATTGAGGAGAACGTAATATTTGTAAACCGTGGATTAAGCTTTGACATAGACAATATGTTGGCTACATTGAACGGTTACACTTCAGGCGGTGTTGCTCAATCAGCTTCTTTTGGTTTGTTCGATAACGATGTAAACATGGCGTTGAACTTAGGTTTCACCGGATTCCGCAGAGGTTACGACTTCTACAAATCTGATTGGAAATACTTGAACGACCCAACAATGCGTGGCGGTCTTACCCAAGTAGCTGCAACTGCAACAGGTACAATCACAGGTCTTCTTGTTCCTGCCGGTTCTACTTCGGTGTATGACCAAATCATGGGCAAGAACGCTAAGAGACCATTCTTACACGTACGTTACCGTGCTTCTGAAGCCGAGGACAGACGCTATAAGACTTGGATTACAGGTTCTGCCGGTGGGGCACAGACAAGCGACTTGGATGCAATGGAGGTTAACTTCCTTTCCGAGCGTTGCGTATGTACCTTGGGTGCAAACAACTTCGTATTGTTCCGTTTTGGATAAGAGATAACTGAAAACCAAAAAGGGGTGTGTCTTCAAAGACACACCCTTTTATAAATTTACAATCAAATCAAATAAAATGTTAAAGCAAGCAGATAGAGTTTATAGATTAAAGGCAGGTTCGCCATTATCGTACACATTGGCATCAAGGAATCACCCAAGGTTTCCGCTTATGTGGTTTGACGAAGAAAATAATATCAACAGACCGTTGAGGTATGCCACAAACCAAAAGTCACCATTTGAGGATGACCAAGATGGTAATGCAATTGTTGAACCAATCATTTTTGAAGATGGTTTCCTTAGAGTTCCAAGAACAAACCCTGTACTTCAAATGTTTCTTCACTACCATCCATTAAACGGTAATGTATTTGTGGAGGTTGACAACGAAAAAGATGCAATGTCAGAGGTTGATGAATTAAATACAGAGATAGAAGCATTGGTTGAGGCTCGTCATTTAAGTATCGAGCAAATTGAAATGCTTACTCGTGTTATGTTTGGCACAGACCCATCGAGGTTAACAACATCAGAACTAAAAAGAGACATTTTAGTTTTTGCAAAAAAAGAACCAAAAGAATTTTTAAACATACTGAACGACCCTGAATTAAAGTTCCAATCAAAAGTTCGTTTATTCTTTGAGAATAAGCTATTGGTAATGAGAAATAATGAAAAAGAAGTGTGGTACAATACAAGCACCAACAAAAAGAAAATGCTTTCCGTACCATTTGCAGAAGACCCATACCATGTAGCAGCTTTATTTTTAAAGAGTGACGAAGGAATTGAATCATTGAAAATGTTAGAGACCGTTATGAGTTAAACCCGATAGCGAAACCATTGAAGAGAAGGTACAGAAATGTACCTTCTTTTTTTTGTATATTTGTAAAAAAAACAGATGATAAATTCAGTAAGGAATGCGGTATTATCCATTCTAAATAAGAATAACTATGGATATATTTCTCCATCTGATTTTAATTTGTATGCCAAAAATGCTCAGATGGAAATCTATGAAGAGTATTACATGAACTACAATAAAACTGTAAATGCAGAGAATCAGCGAGTATCAGGAACTGACTATGCAAATATTAAGCAACCAATAGCAGAAGTGTTGGAGTATTTTTTATTGACAAACTATTTAACTAAATATTCAAAAAATAAGTTTTTTGCTCCATCAATAACAACGACAGGGAATGATTTCTACATGATTCTTAAAGTTTTATGTTATACCAATCAAAAAAAGATAGGAACAAATACATCAGTACTTTTAAATTCATTAGTAGATAGTGCAGGTTTATTTACCACTTTAGGACTTAGCGTTGACGATATTGTTGTGAACACAACAACAGGATTAGTTAGTTCTATTGTGTCCGTTGTTTCAAATACAACAATTACATTAAGTTCAAACATATTTATAGCTACAAGCAACGGTTATGCAATATTTTCTAAGGCTACGGTATCAGAAGCCGAAAAGGTAAATGTTGCTAAAATAACAATGCTTAATAATTCATTGCTTACAGCACCATCTAATATATTCCCTTCTTATACATTAGATGGCAATTATGTTGAAGTTTTCCCATCAAGCATAAACACTTTTGGTCAGGTTGTGGCTGTATATTTCAGGTATCCCAAAGTACCTAAATGGACATACGTTTCATTAAGTGGTGGCGAGCCGGTGTTCGACCAATCACAACCGGATTACCAAGACTTTGAACTACCATTGGAAGATGAATACAAATTAGTTACTAAGATACTTGAGTATTGCGGTATTAGTATTCGTGAGACTGAAGTTACTCAATTTGGAATGGCACAACAGCAACAAGGGCAAACTTCATTTGGTATGCAGTAATAATCATAAAATCTTTTATAATGGCTTATATTTCTCAGTATCAATATTATGAAAATGGTGGTAACACACCTGAAGATGCAAATTGGG